TAGTATGTCAGAGGCTTTAGAGTGTTTAAAAAAGTATAATTGCCTAACTGAGTTTAAAGATGTTAGGCTTGATATGAAAGATGTTGAAAAGCCTTATATAGAGTTTAGATGTAAAGATCAGAATTATAAACTAATATTAATTAAGGAGGAGGAATGAAAATAATAAAAGCAAAACCACCAACAAATTTTGACACTCTTGAGTCAGTAAATTATATTTGGGACATATTGTGTGATTATAGAGAGAATTGTATTCCAGAAGGCGTAGATAATCACGATGAAATTTGGGAAGAAATATGCACTTCTATGGCGTGGATTGAAGAAGAGTGTGATATGTATAATGGAAAGAAAATAAAGGAGGAAAAATGAAAGTAATTAATGTTGTAAGAAAAGAAATAGAAAACACTTTAGATGTAGAAAGAGAAAATGCCTTACAATACTCATCTTCAATTAGCGAAGCAGATGATATACATAAAGGTTGGATTGAAGCGTTAGAATATGTTTTAGATGTAATTGATATAAAAATAGCAGTAGAAAAAAGGGGAGGAAAATGAAGAAATTAGATAAGAGGGAACTCTTAACTCAACACACATTATATAAATCAGCCTTATTAAAAATCTATAAGCAGTCAATCGAAAATATAAAACTGATCAAACCTTTAATTGAAAAGTCTGAATGGGAGGTTTATTAGTGAGGGAGTTTGAAATAATAGCTTTCGTAGGCTTTTTAATTTATCTAATATTAACTTTAATTGGGATTTATTGCTAGTAATATGAATACTTATATTACAACCTTTAGTGAGCAAAAGCATAGAGGAGTCCCTACCCCTATTACTAGGAGCAGGAAACCTATGCCTTTAGAAACTACAACCTTCAGAGTCGCTTTCGTGCATACAGATTATAACTTAACTTATAAACTGCGAGAACCGATTATATCATTATTAAGAACTATTGCTCTACTCAGGTTCTTTCGTCTTGTATGTGGCTTTGAGCAAAAACCCCTTTTGGTAACCACTTTGATCCTATTATCGCCAAAAGTATTGAACCAAACCGATAACGGAATAACAATTTATATTATGTCAAACAATTTTACAACAATAATTTTTTTTTATTGGTTAAATAGTTATATATGGCTATATTAACCCTAATTAACAAAAGGAGAGTTAAAATGGAAGGGATTCCACAACCTATAATAAAGGTGGCTGAGAAATATAATCTCAAACTACCACAAACCAAGAAAGATATGTCAGGTGATTTCTGGTGTATTGGAAACAACTATATAATATTTCACGATGCTTTAACAAAGATTGCTAAAAAAGAAGGCATTGTTTTTCACAAGCCAAATGTAGAGATATTATATAATGATAGTAATTTCTATGGTGTTGCTATGATGGGGGAGGCTGAACTAGATGGCTATAAAATCTGGACAACTGCCGATTCTACTAAAGACAATACTATGGCTAAATACTACTTTAATATGGCTGAGAAACGACTAAGAGATAGACAAGTATTAAAGTTGCTTGATTTATATGAGTATGGACTATATTCAGATGTAGAGGCAGATGACTTTAAAAAAAATGCTCAATCTGAAAAACCTATGTCTAGTTACCATAAAAACACAATAAGGCAATTTCTTAAAGCTAAAGAGCAATACAAAAAAGACGAGGCTGAGGCTATATTTAAAACTCTTAATTCAGAGCAAGGAGCAGAGTGGAAGGATAAAATACAAAGTCCTAATATAGATAATGCTATTGTAGAATTTTACAAATTAAACAAAGGAGTGTAATAATGAGTAAGTTTGAAACCTTAAAAAAAGAATGGTTTAGCTTGAAAGAGATGAGCTATATGGTAAATGAATCTGAATCTACTTTAAGACGAAGAATGAAGAATAAAGAGCTTAAAGGTGTTCAACGCCAAGAAAGAGGAAGATACCATTTTCATATAGACGAAATAAACAGATATATGGGAGGGGCGTAAAATGAGTGCGATTAAATTTAAGGCTGGAGAGCCTAAAACAATCACATTGGCTTTTGATGAGCCAAAAACTGGAAGGAATGATTATGGGAATTGGTATATGTATGGCTTTAAAAATGGGGACTTGTCTAGTGAGGAAGATTGCTTCTTTGCCACCCACACCTTGCATACTATGATCCAAACATTAGGAGCTAAAGAGGGAGATGAGATTACTATCGAGAAATGCGTAGATGGTGAGATGTCTTTTTTTAAAGTAAATGGCTTATCTATGAACGATATGAACAGCGCAGGTTCTATAGATAAGGTTAATGAAGCGAAGCCAAAATCCTCTAATAATGAATTACAGCAGTTGAGGGAAGAAAATCAAAAACTTAAAGACAAGATAAAAACTTTAGAATCGGAGCAATTAAGTGCAAGCGACATACCTTTTTAATATGCCTGACTTTAAAGATATAACTTTTGATGAATTTTACAAGCTATATCCTAGAAAGGTTGGAAGGGTTGTGGCTCAAAGGTGCTTTACTAAGCTTAATAAAAGAGATAAGCAGTTAGCTTATGATGGACTGCTTAAATATATTAGGTTCTGGGAAAGCAATAAAACAGAGAAGCAGTTTATTCCACACCCATCTACTTGGCTTAATCAAAAAAGATGGGAAGATGAGCTTGAAGATTTAAAAGAGGTTGTTGAGCAGAGTTATAAAAACGAAACTTTGCAAAAAGTAAGAGAATCAGAAGGGGCTGAGGAACACGAGGTTAAAGAAGCCTTAGCCTCCTTCTTTAACAAAAAGAGAAAATGGAAATAAATATAAATACAGACGAGTTTAGAGAATATGTTGACAAGATTGAATTGGAACACCCAATGGATCAGGATTTGCATAAAATAGTTAGAATATCCATTCAAACACTATTAATAATGCACGATCAGGGTTATGATTTGCCAACTAAAGCTCTAGCTGAAATAAAAAAGTTCATATAAAAGGAGATAAAAATGAATGTATATATGGTTCGCTATGAAGATGGCGATGTTGAGTTCTGTGCCTTCTATCGTAATCAAAGAGAGGCTATGAAAGGCAGGACTTACTTTAAAAGAAGGTTTAAAAAAATAGGCAGTATTGAGAAAAAAACTATTGCAAGAGATAAGTCAGGTTTCATAGATTTGTTTAACCGACACGCAGTAAAATATAGGGAAAGAATATAAATATGAGGCAGGGTATCTTAACTCTCACTTTTTTGGACTACTCACCAAAAAAACCCCCCCTGCCTCCTTCCTTTTAATATGAAAGATAAAATCAAAATGTATAAAGAATTAGCTTTTGTGTATATCGTGAAAGGCAAGAAATTTCTCGATAAGAAAGAGGCAGAGCAATATTTAGAGAAACTTAATAAGGAGGATTAAATGTTAGACGGAATAATCAAGAAATTAGCTATAATACTTATTTTATGTGGTGGTATAGTTTCACTACTATATTTCACAGATTTAGGTTCATTGCTAAAAGGTGAAGCTAAAAAGAAGATAGAGAAGAAAGTTGAAGACTTTAAGAAAGATGTAAAAGAAAAACTTGATGAGAAAAAAGAAAAAGTAGAAAAAGAAGTTAAAAAGGTAGAAGATAAAGTTAAGAGCAACATTAAAGAGGTAGAGGATAAGGTAGAGAGTAATATTGAAGAGGTTAAGGAAAAAGTAGAAAGCAATGTTGAAGAGGTTAAGGAAAAGATCGAAGACCTTAAAAAACTTAAACTAAAAGATATAATAAAATGAAGTGCAATATATGTGATTCTGGTATAGAGCAGGACAATGGGGACATCGTTGGTTATTTTGGTGTATCTGAGGTCGCTTTCTGTGTTTGGTGTTGCTCTTCTATGACTGATATGGTTATACAGATGAATGGATTTGATGATATAGAGGTGTTAAAAGAAAGAATAAAGGATTTAGAAAATGAATGATATGGAAGTTCATTATAGTAGCGATAGTAATGAGTGGGAAACACCGATAGAGTTTTTTAATAAACTAGATTCCGAATTTAATTTTACCTTAGACCCTTGTTGTAGCGAATTTAATTATAAATGTAAAAAACATTATACTGAAAAAGAAAACGGACTAAAACAAGATTGGAGCAAAGATGTTGTTTTTATGAACCCTCCCTATGGGAGAGAAATAAAGCATTGGGTTGAAAAAGCATACAGAGAATCTTTAAAAGGCGCTGTTGTTGTTTGCCTTATTCCTGCCAGAACAGACACTTCTTATTGGCACGAATATATTTTCCCCTATGCTGACGATATAAGGTTTGTAAGAGGGAGGTTAAAATTTGGCAAAACAGATTCTGTCAACTATGTAGAGCAACTAGATATGTTTGGATTAAAACAAAAAAAACCTATTAATGTTTCTTGCGATTTGCCTGCCCCATTTCCATCTGCGATAGTAATATTTAAGGGAGAAAATAATGCCAAATAAAAAAGCCAAATATAGAAAGATGGAAAGAAGAAAGAAAAACTTAGAGATAAGAAAGTATAAAAGAATGAAGAAAAAACTAAGGAGAGAGAGTGCTGATATACGAAGCAAAAAACAGATTAAATAATAAGGTGTTTATAGGACATACATCAATGTCTTTATCTAGGGCGATAATTAATAAAATTAGCCAAGCGACAGCCAAGAATAAGAATTATAATTGCCCTTTTTCAAAAGCATTGAGAAAATATGGTGTAGATAATTTTATTTTTACCGAAATTGACAAAGCTTTATCGATAAAAGAATTAAATATATTAAAATCTGGTTATATAAAACAATATAATTCAATGGACAGGCAATATGGTTATAATTGTCAGTCTGGTCAAGACAAAGGATTTAGTGTGTCTGAAGATGTTTGTGAGAAAATTAGCGAGATGAATAAAGGAAAAGTTGAACCTAAAGCAAGAAACATTAAAAGAAGCATTACTATGAAAAATCGATGGAAAAATCCTACAAAAAAAATGTTAGAAGATTCTTATAATAAAAAACATCAATTAGGCTCAAGAGACATAAGGGGAGAGAAAAACCCTATGTATGGAGTTAGTAGGAAAGGGAAAGACAATCCTATGTATGGGATTAAAGGAGAGTTTCATCCAAATTATGGTAGAGTGTTAACTCAAGAAGAAAAAGATGTTCTTTCAAAAGCACAGAAAAAACGATTAGCTAAAAGAAAAATAATGTTAATTGAGAAATACAAAGATATGACAGAAAAAAAATGCTCTAAATGTAAGGAAATTAAAAAAGTTGATATGTTTTCTAAGGATAAAAAAGCACTAAGCGGATATTTAAGTAGCTGTAAAGACTGCGAAAGAATAAGAGCTAGAGAAAAATATTACAGAAAGTATTCTCCTAACAAAACAACAAACAGATATGGAAAATTGATTAAAGATGTAATAAAAAGGAGAGAGAATGGCTCATCCAAGTAAAGTAAAAGGTAATAAATTTGAAAGAGACGTTGTTAATAAAGCAAAAGAGTTTGGACTCGACTCCAAAAGGGCGTATGCGTCAAATGGGGAATCACTTGGTATGCACGCAGAAGTAGATCTTATAATTGAGGACTACAAAATACAGGCAAAAATCCGTAAGAGTATAGCGTCTTACCTACTGCCTAATGAGAATGTGGATGCTCAAGTGATTCGCCAAAACAGGGGAGATGCTTATATAGTTTTGAGGCTAGAGGATTGGCTAAAGACCCTAGTCTAGAATATCTCGATTATGTTCGAGGATTGTACTGCTTGGTCTGTTTTACCTCCTCCCCAGACCCAGACCACCTTGAAGCAATCGGTATGGGCGGTAATAGAAAGAAACCCACACTCAAGCACTTCTCAGCCATACCACTATGCCGATTGCATCATACCGAAAGACACGCCTTACCATTAAAGGAGTTTGAGGATAAGTATAAAATAAATCTATGGAAAGAAGCATTTAGAACACTAAGGGGATATTATGAGAGAAAAGATACAGAGTGATGTTGTTGCTGGCGAGTTAAAAGAAAAAGAGTTTAAAGAGTCAATAGAGAAGAAGTGGAATTGTCAGTTAAAGAAACTGGCGATTGACTATCGGTTTGACTATGTTGTATTAAAGCAAGGCAATATTAAAGCCTTTCTTGAAATTAAGAAAAGAAATCTTCGCACTACAGATTATGCAGATTCTATGATCAACTTAAACAAATGGATGAAAGCCAAGCAGTTAAGAGACTCTACAAAACTACCCACTATACTAGCTTGTAGATATATAGATAAGGATATTTACTGCAGCTTAACAGATGATACTAATTATGATTTAAGATGGGGAGCTAGAACTAAGAATACTAGGGATTGGCAAGACATTCAACCTGCCGTTCATATTGATATATCGCAGTTCAAGGATTTAGTTTGAGATTTTCTGCAAATATAAAAGAAGGCAAGATAACAATAAGAGACCAAGAAGGGTTTGATGGCTTTTTAAAAACAATAGATGGGGATGCTTGGATATATGTAAAAAGTGCCTCTACAATTCGTTCTCCGCAACAAAACGCATATTACAGACATTCTTTAAGGCAATTAGCAAATCATTTAGGATACAATGAAGATGAAATGCACAATGTCATTAAAGAGAAATTTAAAGTCGAATCAACAAAACATTTAGACATTGACGAGTTTAGCGAACTTATAGACAGGGTTATTAGATTGTCTGCCGAACTAGGATGCGTGATTAAAGACCCTAGAGGTTGCTAAAAAAAGTTTAAAATAATTTTTTTCTCCTCGAGAAAATTTCCAAAATTCGTCAATTTTCAATGATGCCGATTTGCGAATGTACTCATTATTTTGTAAATTAGAAAAGTTGAGAGAATAAAAAAAGGAGAGTTAAGATGATTGATATTCAAAGTATAATAGACGATATTGATAAAAGACAAGAAGAAAGTATAACGACTGATAAGCCTTTGTGTAAGTGTGGAAATACAAACCTGTTTAATCGTTCAAATCAAAGAAAATTATCTGTATTTGTATGTGATGATTGTGATATAGATATTTATGTTTGGCGAAGTTAATTACCAAACCTCTACCACGTTCATAGATATATTCCAAGTCTGATAAGCCACTTGCGTAGCTGATAAGGAGCTTTGGTCTAATCGGCATTGAGCAAACTCTGGATTAGGAAACCCTTCAGAGTCAGTAGCATCTTTGTCTGGGCAAAATATAAAGCTAAACCCTCCAGACATAGTTAGGTCAAATATTTGTTGTATCTCTGAGCCTGCTGAAACAATATTGTTTTCTGACCCTTGAGCATAATCTAATCCGCCAAAAGAGTTCAGTCTATTAGAGTCTAGGAATAAATCATCATTACTTATATAGCTAAATTTCAACTGCCAAGTTCTTCTTCCGTGCCTTGCAACCCTAGAGCTACTTTCATCAGGATGTACTAATGCAAAAGGCTCACCGCTTATCCAATCAGGCGATCCGTAATTATTAATTTGAATAACATCAGAGCCACCTAGAGTTCTTTGCGTTTCAACACCCTCGTATTCTATAGATTTCTTAATACTTAAATCAGGGGAATTAGGCATATCGTAATATCTGCCAAAAGAAGCACAGGATACATTGAAGGTTTCTTGCTCTCCTTCTTCGTAGGTACTACCCTCTCTTAAACCTAGCCATACTCGTTCAATATCCTCTACTGCAAACTCTTCAAAAGTCCCTATGCTAAATCCGTTTCTATTGGTATACCCAAGCAAATCTGTTAAATCTCGAGATGAATTTTCTCCTAATGAGTTTCTAATTCCCACCTTTAGAGTCTTTTCGTTCTCAAAAGAGCTTGCAAAATTGTGATTAAAGAACCCTGCCCAATTAGATATTCCTGCAAGTCTTGAAAAATTCTTATCTCCATTAGTATTAAAATAGAAATCAGGAGACTCTGTAGTTGCAGTATATTCCTGTGGTCTGTAAAAGTCAAAGTTCCAAATATTGTTGTTTGATTCTTCTAAGTTATCTGTAAGCTTATTAGCATTCTGTAAACCTTCTTCCCAAAAATAATAACCCTTAGCTCTGAATAGCTGTGTAAAATCAACATAAAATCTAGGCGTTCCAACACTTTGATTAGCCATTAATAATCTCCTTAAATTTTCCTTGCAATTCCATTCTTAATAATTCTTTTCTTTTTTCTATATAATATTTGAGAGTCTTCGTTATGCTCTCCACCTGTCATAAATGTGCCATTTGAATGGAAATGAATATCTCCATAGTAAGCAGTACCATCTTTTAAAAACAGCTCTCCAGAAGTTGACTTTAAATTATTAGTAACAATATCTGTCTTTATTTTGGATGTTTGTCCATTTCCGTAATAATCCCCATACTCACTCCAAGTGCTGTTTAATTGACTCCAGTTGTCTTGGATTCTATAAAACTGATCTGTTTTTGTTGAGGATGTTGCTGTTATCCTATTCTTATTATCATATAAGTCAGTTCTCTTTATTTTAAAATTTCCAATATATTCAAATAACGCTTCAGGAAATTGTGTGCTACATAATCTTAATATCATTATTCTGTTATTTTTCTCTTGAATAATAAACCCATTTGGCAATAAAGACTTGGCATCAATGCGACCTTCATATTGTATCATAATAGCTAAAGGATTTCCATCGCACTCAAAATAAACCTTACCATCATTATATGTTATTGTTGCAGTTGTCATACCTCTATTTCTCCTAAGTCTTCATTATTTATAATGGCTTGAGCTATTCTAACTACATCAAGAATAGTTATATATCCATCTTGGTCTACATCTGATGCCGTTACTACAGATGGGCTTATGTCTGCCAAAGCCATATCACCTATAACAATATCAGCAATACTAACAATATCCATAATATTTACTTCACCATCAAGATTGACATCTCCTAAAATAATTGTTTCAGTTTGTTCGGCAACTATATCTTCTTCAGGAGTTTCATCAACTGGCACATAAAAATCCCCTGTCAAATAATTAGGGCTATTATCTTCTATATTATAAACATTAGACTTATGAAGTTGCAGAAGCTCAACCCTTACATTTTTCTGAGACTTTTTAATGTCTTGGACTATAAAGAAAGGTAAAGCCTCTTGCGAGTAATCAGAGCCATCTCCTCCCCCTATAAAATAACTTTGAGTGTAATCTTCGCCAAATATAGTCATACCTTCAATCAGAGAATCAAACTCAACAATGTCTCCACACTCTAGATACATATATTTAGGAGGCAAAGTACATTCAATAATATTGTGTTGATTTTTATGCCATTCTAATAAATAATTTCTAAGTAAAGTTGCTGTGTTTGAATCTCTTATGTATTTCGACTCTACTTCTAAGTATGCGTCTGTAAGGCTGTTAATAGAGTACATTTCCTGCATATTTTCCACATTCTTAGGCACAGCCCCATCGTTACTTAAATTAGTCGCCTCTGTGTATTTTTTAGTTCCATAATCATACATATACTTAACTCTTACCATAAGCTTTATATCTTCTGTATCTGTTTTAGAATATACAAAATTTGTAACATCAGATGCCTCTATAACGGCATCGGATTGATTGTAATTTTGGAACATATTAATAAAACTAAATGTACCATCGTGCCTAAATCTTGGTATTAGCTTTGTGCTTTTGGCAAAGTCCTCTATAAATTCTTTAGCCCCCATCTCTTCTGATACTGCAAAATCAAAATTCCATCCAATATGATTGTTCCTAGCTTTTTGTATAGATTCTTGATCAAAACCATCTTCATTACTATATCCTAATTCTTTTTCCATAATGTGCATCAATATATCTGATGGCTTTTTTATTAATTGCTGTTCTTCTATATCTTCAATACCAGTATATCTTCCATCGGAATCATCTACTCTTCCATAAACCTCGCCAAAATATTTTTGATTAGAAGCATTGCTAACAATGAACCTTTGGTCGAGAGTAAGGTTCTCTATCCTAGTTTTGAAAAATAAAGTTGTATTAGTTGTTATGTCTCCATCTTCAGTCAGGTGTTGTTTTTCTATGTGATAAGTTATTGATATATTGTTAACAGCATTTACATTTTGCTTCCATTGGTCTATATCTGCCAAGTTCCCATCTTCATCATATTTAAAAGCATCACACTCTGTATTTATATATAAAGGGTTATCTTCGTCAAAAGTAATTGAATCATCGTGTGGGTTTGTGTATCCAATTAAATTCCCATCATCATCTTCCAATATTCCAGTAACAAATGTAAAAAACTCTTCAGGGTTTCCGTCTTCGTCAATTACAGAATCAGGCATACCGAAGACACCATTATTGAAATGATTGTCATCTACCTTTATTATTTCATCATCAAATTTCCACAAAGCATCACACTCAACTCTAAGGGCAGGTGTTCCTCCTCCAAAAGTTTCAATAGGGTTTGGATTTTTAAAAGCATCAACAATAACTTTTCCCCTTATTTTAGTGTACACTCCTCCTAAAGCAATATCATCCCCACCTAAAGATTGAAAGGTCAAATCTAGTTTTACCATATCTTTTGTGCCTTGATTATTAGATATAGGGATCCAATTCCCTCCATTTACAGCCTCAATCCCTGATGATACGACACCAATATATTGATATGCGTGATGATTCACAGAACTTCTATTATCCTCCCATATAGGGGAGTCTCCGCCATTTGTTAACCCAGAAGGAAAATCTTGAAATTCAAGCTCTTGATTCCCATAAAAAGCTATTCTGCCTGCCGTATCTTCATTTCTTATATAGCTTTTAACTGAGCTGTGTTTTGTTATAACTAATCTATTTTGATTTGCAGGAACACTTAGGTGTTCGTAATTGAATTTTTGCAAGCGCACCAGTATGCTTTCCCAATTATCTTCACCTATAGGGTCTTCCTGATTCAATAGATATGGATTTTTATAAGAAAAAAGACTATCCATAGCTATCTCGTGATGAAAATATCGCATATAGTCACCTTGACCAACAGGATAACTCATATAAGAGTTTGATATAGACGATGCTTTTGGAACATTGTATCCAAAACAAGGATATAGCCCATAAATAGAGCTTCCGTTATTAAGAGGTATCTTATATCCGTATTGCAACTCAAATTCAAGCGATGATGCAAATTGAGACTCTGATAATGTCACCTTTCTCCCCCAAAGCAATTTTCTTAAATTAACTAGCGTATCAGGAGTAAGTTCAGGGTAGCTTGTCTGAGCAGGAATATGTGCGTCTATTAAGTCTATCCAGCTATATACTTCAGGTTTTATTATATCTCTTAAATTTAAATTGTCTCCGTTTTCCCCTGTAAGCTCATTATCAATACCTATAACATCAACAATATCGCCATTGCTATTTTTAAGCTCTACTCCCCATAAATACTGATACCATCCTTGCTCTTCTTCAGAATGTACAGAATATTCATTTTCAAAAAAGTTTATATTTGGGAAGCCTGACAAAGACGCTGTTCTGTCAGCTTTATGTGCATATGTCTGAGCGTCCCATAATGGCTCAATGCTAATTTCGGTTTTCCAATTAATTTCCACTATATCGTTATCTGCGATATAATCCTCATTAAAATATTGTATAAGCTCTGTTTGCCCCTCTCCTTCAGGCATAGGAAGGTATACCATATCAAACCCTTTCGTGCCGTTGGCTGTTTCGTAGCTTTTATCCATATGATACACTAGACAAGCGTGAGATGAATTTCCGTATAAAAAATCACGCTGAGGCCAAGCTTGTCTAAACTTTTTCCTAACAATTCCTGACAGAACAAAATCTTGGTAATAACCCTGCTTTACTTGCCCTGTAGGGCGTGGAAATGACCAATGGTTGTTTTCTCCGTACGGTTCATAGCCATCGTTTATGCCTAAATATCTAATTCCGTTACCAGTTCCATATTCTAAGTAGTTACCGCTATCATCCGAACCTAGACCAGCCGAAGTATCTGCGCTGACTCCTGTAACCTCTCTTCTAGCATCAACTTGAAACTGATCTCTAGCTGTAACGCTTAATGGCAGTAAAGAAGATCTCTCAAAATCTGTTGACCTTTTTTCTATTTGTATGTAGCTTCTATTGCCATCTTCAGGTAAAGTATATTGAGTGCTTCCATTATAATTACTATAATCATATCCATTAACAAGGAATTTTTCTGGCACATCTTTAAAATACTCTGGAACAGGAAGATACATATTGCTCTTAAAGATAAATAAAGGATTTTCTGCTATACCTTTTATTTTTATATCATCATACATAATAGCGTCAGGGTATATGTTTGAGAAAATACTCCCATTAGACCCTTTGCTAAATATCATAGGGGATTTATCAACGTGTCCATAAACAAAAGGAAAATGTATATCTTTACTGTCCTCTACTTCCTCAGCATCTGGATCAACTGTTTTATATTTAGGAAGTGTTTTTTCTTCTAGCGTGTATTGGCTATGGTCTTCAACATCAAACGATACTGTGTTCTTATCTCCTTCATAGCTCTTAACAAACCCTTTATATATAAAAAGGCAATCATCTAACGACTGGCAAGCCTCATTAGCATAATAAATATCGACTGTAGCATTTGTAAATGAGAAGCCTTTAAACTTCTCTGAAAATCTTATTTGGTTTATAATATAATTAGATACTTCAATGTTGACTTGGTTTGTCTGGAATTTTTTGTCCTGTACATCTATCTTCTCTCTTATAGAGTTTACTCTTAAACTTCTGTCTTCGTAATAGTCTCCATCAAAAAAACCTTTTATTTGAGAGAGTCTGATTATGTTATTTCCTGCTGTTATAATAACAATAGGATAAACAGAGGATGTATTTCCAGAAAAGCCATTTAAGAAAGCTTGAGGTATATTTAGCATTAACCTATCCCTATATCTGCACCCCTACGGATAGCATCTTTAATTTTTGGTATGGCGACATCTTCTATAAAGTCATTACTCATAACATTGCCACTAAAAGTAACATTTACACCACCTGCCTGACCAGTTCTATTCATTCTATTTAAGTTTTCAACACCAATAGATTCTACTGCACTTCTTCTCATAACAAACTCACCCTCTTCGGCAATTATAGGGACATTACCCCCTGAATGGTAGGACTGTGGTATCATTCCCCCTGAGTGATATTCAAAAGTTTGAAACGGTGCGTCTGGAGTCCAAGCTGTTCCTGATGTGTTGCTTGAGGCAAAGGGACTCCAACCAAATATGCTTGGTGCTGTCATACCTTGTACACCCAAAACTTTTGAGAATAATAAAAATACTCCCATTTCAGCTACAAACTTAGCTACAATTCTATTTAACACACCTACAACTGTTTGCCCAAACTTTTCCCAAGTAAGAGAAGCAACGTCAACTGAGAATATCATCGAAGTCATTGCATTTGCTAACTGAGACGTTTGAGATATAGCTGTCTGTTGAATAGACTGTTTTTGCTTTAAAACTTCATTCAGATTATGTATATTCTTAGCATATTCTTTAGCATCTTCTAGCTCTGTTTTGCTAAGTTGAATATTTTTTTTCTTAATTTCATTATCTAGCTCTGCTAAAACAAGGGACTCACCTTGAAAGTCTATTTTGTTTTGTAGTGAGGTTTGTTGGGCTACCAAATTATCAAGAAATTTCTCCCTAGCATCCGTCCCTTCAAAATAAAGGTTTTGCTCTTTTTCTTTTAAGATTATCATCTTGTCTATAAGGTTTGTCATTACAGACCTTGCATTATTAAGAGCCTTAGGAAGCAACCAGCCTTCATACTCACCTCCGCCATACTTCTCTCCTTTTGTAACTTCAAAATTTATTTCTTGCAGCCTATCTCTGAAGTCTTTAAGGTTCGCTATATCCATTTCTGAAAGAATCTTGGGGCTATACTCGCTAATATCTAGTCTTTCAAGTTCACTTAAAATATTCTGAGCACTACTGTGCCAAGTCTCTAAACCTGACTCACTTTCTCTTAGTGCGTTGTGTAATCTAGCGTCCATAAAAGTATCGCCAAGCTCTTTAACGACTTTCTTCATTTCTTTTGTAATTTGATCAGACTTCATTTTAGATACTTGATAATTAAAATCAGACATATCTAAAACTACCCTACTAAAACTATTGGACATTTCTTTTATATCTGTAGAGGCTTTTTTAGTTGAACTTGAAAGTAGCTGTAAGCCTGCGTCTATAAGTAAAAATATAGCCCCAGCTTTTAAAGCCTTACCTAAAGCTTTAGTCGATAAGGTTAACTTTTTAACCCCACCACTAGCAATACTAGCTGCGAACCCATAAGCTTTTAATGCCGCTTTTCCTAGTGCTGCGGATTTTCTCATAACTAAAATAGTTAAACCTAATGCAGTAATATGTGCAGCACTATTGCCGACACCTAAAGTTAAAGCTCTCATTCCCTCTGCTAATGCCGTAAGTCCCTTAATAGCACCTGTCAACATTGTTACAAAGTCTTTACCGACCGCTTCGCCAAAATCACCCATCGCCCCATTCATAGCTCTAACTTGTGATGTGTATGTGCCTAATTGATTTGCAGCTTCCCCACCTGCATATCTATTAAGTTCTTGCATTAATGAGTTGAATCTTGTAGTTGGGTCTTTGGCGGTTGTTATTGAGATGCCTAATGTTTGAAAGGCATTTCTTGTTCCGAAAATAGTGCTTGTAACCATCTTCATAGACTCTTCTAATGTCTTTCCTGTCTTGGCGGCAAAATCTGTAGCTACAATACTTGCCTGCTTTATAGCTTCTTCATTTTTCGTAAAAGCTGCCATTTGTGCCATAGCAGATATTGTAAGCTCATCACCAAATGATGTGGCTTCTTGTTGCGCAGAAGCAAAATCAAGTAATGCCTGACTCCTCTCTCCTAATGCGTTTGATAATTTCTTTTCAGCAAGCTCTTGCTCTGCGTATAAGCTCATTAATCTACCAACAGTTTTAGCGAATAATCCTGCTGCGAAAGCGGCAAGAAGTATTCTATTTCTGTAGATAGCGATTGATGCGTTTAGCTTATTTATTGTAGTGCTTTTCTCTTTAGCAGTTTGCGTGGCTTTAGAAACTCTTTGATTGAAGCCTTTGACAGCCGATCCTGTATTTTTTACATTGTTAGCTAGCTTCTTTTGCTGTTCATTTAATTTTTTAAGGGCATCTAATAAAGGTTTTTGTCCCTTCGCTTTAAATTCTATTGTTATATTAGGATTGTTTCTTGGCATTATCTATTTCCCTTTTCTCCTTTTTGGCTATAGCTGATTTAATTGCAAAAGCCCTATTAACCCAACGATAAGGCTGTTCACCGTATGTGCCTTTATAAGGTTGTACTCCAAATTTTTCACAGTATATATACCTTTGTATATCGTTATAAATTGTTTTGTCAAGCAATATGTTCGGACACCCAAAGAAAGGAAGTTGATTCATAACAGAACCAGATATATCAAAATCCTTTCCTTGTTTTTCATTGACCTCTTTTGTTTCTTCTATAATTAGATCAACGACATCCAGAACATCATCTTTACAATTAAAAGTTCTTTTTTCCCTTACACCATTTATAAGGACAGGTATATTTGCTTCATAAGGAAAACTATGGTACTGACAGCCCCCACAAGGAGAACCAAGTATATTAAATTCTACTTGGAGGGCTTCTTTTCCCCCTCAAGTAAAAAGCTTTGCATTTCAGTAAATATATTAGTCCTGTCTGCAAAAGTTAATTTCTTGATGAAATCATCAGAAGTGTCCCCTTCAACGCCAACTCTAATAAACTTAGTCATTGTTGAATGAACTGCCTTCATACCTGTGTATTCACCTTTATCATTGTAAATAAACTCACAGCAATCTAAAAGAGCATCTCTTTCATCAACCGTGAGTTCTTTTAACTTTACTTTTTTACCACTTTCTAACTTAATCTCCATTTTATCATCCTCTTTTTTGTTTTTATTACGCTAAGTCAATAGTAAGAATATTGCCTGACTCTTTGTTAAGCGCTTTCATTTCAACATCTAACATCATCACATCACCTTCATTAAAAGCAACATTAGTCAATACTGTTTTAGGCATACTTATCCCAAAAGCTCCATCGTTCAAGCTACTATCGTTATTTAATATCGTTGCTTGTGATGCTGTTGAGCCTTCTTGTGTTTGGTTGTTGAAAGATGCGATAAGTGGTTCAGTATTTACATCATATTTAGCTGTAGCATCTAAAGTAGCAGAAAATTCTCCTGCTCTTGAAACAACCTCATAACCTGTAGAAACTAATCCGGAAAATGTTGCAGGATTATCTAATGTTAGAGAGAATGAACTCATCACTAAGTCATCTACTCCATACATTTTTCTATATGCAACATCACTCCAACTACTCATAAAGTAATTTTCATCAGCACCAAAATCAACATCTACACCACCTGTCAATGAAGCATCTGATAAATCTTCAGCTAAAGTTCCTGTTTGAAATGTTACTGAAAACTTAACTCGCCCACCCTCTGTTCCTGTATCTCCATTAAGAGTTAATGAAGTAACTACACAATCTTTAAAGGCTAAGTCTGAATTAGACAATGGTGAAGTTACTATAACAGAAAGCAAAGTTCCTGCTTGACTAGAGTCATCTTTCCCTACTGATTGAACCCCTGCATTTGAAGCAAAAGAATACACTCCACTCGCAGAGCCTTCTGCTTCCCCTGTTATATTTTCTAACAACATATCAAGAGCTGCTGTTGTCGCAGTTCCTGATACAGAAATTTCCTTTACAGATGCTTTCACATCTTGAAAGAAATCTTCTTTTTGTAAAACCCTACTACCAGATCTAACATCCAGAACTTGTGTTGGGTTTAATGATGGTGTTCCTATTGAATCAACATCTAAGGCGTGATAAGGATTCCCACCTGCAGCTTCTATAGTACCAAAAGCATCTTGCTCTGCTATTAACACTTGAAATTGTTTAGGTGAGAACGCTGCTGTATTAATAGCCATTATTTATTCTCCTTCGTGTTTTTGTTTTTATTATTAGTCTTTACAGTTTCGACAAAATCCCAAGCAGGTTTTGGCACTTTATCTACCACTACTTGTTTGCCTGAATTAATTTCTTTTATTAAAGATGAGTCATAACCTGTAAACTTAAAGCACCATAAGCTAGTTATTGGCTTGTCTTTATTTATAATTTTTATTTTCATATAAAC